TTACATACCGACTCAACCCATGCCATATCACGATCAGATGCATCTTTGATCTTGATGTTTTTGTTGACCGCATTGTAAGCATCACGTGCTCTGGCAGGATTGTTCTTTACCTCATGCACTGTCATACCTGTGGCTGCTGTAAGATACCTAGCACCTACACGATGATAGGCTTCCTCGTTACATAGAATGACACACTTTGCACCCTGATGGGCAAACCCATTGGGAGAGGCAATAAGAGAGGCATGGAATGAGGTCTTACCTGTATTAGGTCTAGCACCTATCTCAACTAGATGTCCTGCATTTACGCCCTCTACCTTACGTGTCAAGCTAGGGATGTTAAATGTCCACTGTGACTCCAGATCATTCTTTGCAAGTAGAGTTTCGATACTGATGTCATCCCACTCAATACGTAGATCAGGTGTGAAGTCATCTGCATAACGCTCAAGCAAATCACGTAGTGGTTCAAGGCTATTCCTATCACCGTTGACATAATCAAAGCCAAGGTTGGCAATATCCTCACCCACTACTTGTTGGAACAGTTTGGATAGCACCTCTTGTGCCACGTCACCACCCATAGGTGACTCACGTTTAATCTGGTTGAACAAAGAACCATACGCCTGTTTCTGTGCCGTTGTAAGTGTGGGATTGTTTGACATGAACAATGCCTCAATCTCATCTGGTGTAACTGTACGCTCATACCTATCCATAGCCTTGTCAATGGCTTGCTTGATCTTGCGTACATCTTTACTGAATAATCTGTCAGGGCATTTAGCACCACGATGATCATCGTAGAACTCTCTGTCCATCAGACTTCGTACTAATGATAATTCCATTTATGTTTCTCCTAGTGTGTTTAAGTTTTTTATGTCGGTAGGATTACGATATTTTAGGTCATCCGTCAAGCGTAATACTTTTACCTTGTTGGCATACCCACGTAACTCTTTTGCAAATTGCAGCGTCTTTGGTAGTGCATCGGGGTCAAGTGCAATGATAATCGTATCGAACTGTGATAAGTACCTCTTATGTACCTCAGAGAGTGACGTACCCAACACTGCTACCCCGACATATACGCCACTCTCCGAGCATCCAGAACCGTCTGTCGCACCTACAATAGCTGCACTCACACAGTCCTCAACGACTACTGCCGTTTTACCACATCCATGCACATAAGGCAAGGGATTTTTTCCATATCTTTTCCACTTAGGTAACTTTTTTCCTAGTGCTCTACCTGTAGCGTCCACCATGATGTTGTTATGAACTACAGGAAATACGACACGATCTTCTTTTACATCATACAACAAGTCTTGTTCCACAGACCACAATCTCCACTTGTAGCAGAAATCTTTGATTTGAATGTAGCTCTTGACTATCCACTCAGGTTTCTGAAAGGGTAATGCTTCTGTTTCTTGTGCAATGCTACCCAGTGAGTTACGTATGTCATCTGTAGTTAGATGCACACGTGACCCACCAGACACACTACAACCTGCCTTGTAACAATTCCACATAAGTTGACCCATGTTATTAGTAGCGGTGAACGTCTTAACTCCACCACAAACAGGGCAGTTAGTACGTTTAGTATTACCATTACTAATATCTAAATCACTTATATATTGTTTTATATTCATAATACCTCACTTAATATATGTATCACGTTGTGTCAAGGCGTTGTTTGCACTTTCATATGTATGTTTCATATATGGTTTCACAGAAGACACATGTGTATGCCCAGTCACCGCCATAATCTGTGGCAAAGGCACACCCTTGTCTACCATCTCTGTTACACCAGTCCTACGTATGTCCATAAGGCGTAGTTCCTCTGACAGTTTAGCCAGTCTCATTACCTTACGTCCAACCTTGGACAGTCTCTCCATAGCATACGGCTCAAACTTACCTGACCTTGGCTTTGGATGTGGTGCTACCCACTGTTGAAAACCAAAGTCAGCTTTCTGCTCTAACAGCATGGCGTTGAGGTTGTCACTGATAGGCAGAAACACCTGTGCTCTACGCTTGCTTTGCTCCAGAGATAGCTGTTGGTTCTTGAGGTCAAGGCAATCCCATGTAAGATTACGCATGTCTCCAAGCCTCTGACACCACTCGTATGCCATGTGTACAATCAACCCTAAGTTGCGATACTCAAAGTCACTGTACGCCACGTCAAGAAACTTGTTGACTTCACCATGTGTCCAGACAACCTTACGCTGCTGATTTCTCTTGCGTTTGATCTTGGTAAATGGGTTCTGTTCTGCGTGTTCCATCTGTATGGCATAGTTGTACACCCTACTGGCACAGGTAGCCGTATGGTTAGCAAAGCTGACACCACGTGACACCCATTCCTCATACGCTGCCTTGGCAATCTTAGGTGTGACATCCTTGTATTTCCTACACCCCATTGTCTGATGTAATATGGTGAGGAAATATCGGTAGTCGATCTTTGTGGACTCACGTAACATATTGAAATCATTAGAAGAATAGTAAAAGTTTATCAGGTCAGTAACCTTGCCACTTGGCTTGATGTTCACTACCTTTGCCTGTTCCTCTCTCCAATCGTCTATCTGTTTGTTTAACTCCTTTGCAAGCTGTTTACTTACACGTAGATCATTACCTAATTCTTCACGTGACACAACACCTGCGTTGACAAGTTTCTGTGGTGGGTTGAAGCGATACGATGTGTCACCCGAAAGTGACACTCGTTTCTGTACAAATCTAGGCAGTGCTACCATTAAGCAGCTTCCAACTGTGTGAAGCGTTTGTCAGATATCCACTTGGATACCTCTTGCTCACGTGACCACATGCTGATAGCCTGTGTGTCATTGCCAGTGTTACGTAGGTTGAAACCATTACGTTCATCGGCATAGGAAGCGTAATTAGTAAACGCTGAGTACAATGCCCACTTGTTGTGACCACGTTGTGATGCCTCATGTAGATACAATTGGTACATCTTCTCTGCCTTGCGATCAGACTTGATCATCTCGTCAAGCAATGACTTAACGTCAACGTACTTTGTGGAAGTCTCAGCCCACACTTGCATCTTAGCTGCTTCTGTATAGAAGTCAGTACGTGCTCGTTGTAGCTCACCTATGAAGCTATGTAATGAGAACCCAGAGGTATTCTTTCTACGTACCTTGTCGTAGTCACCAGTTATCATACCATTCGTGCAGTAGAAATCAATAGCACCAAAGTATACTTGGTTACTGCATGATCCATCGACACCATGCAAAGCAATGATACGATTGCCTATACTACTATCCATCTTCTCAGTCACGATGGGTACTTGCATGTCAGGGAAAGTGATGTCAAGCATTGACCATGCACCATTACGTGCAGTTGACCACCTGTAATTGGCACTTTCAGCGTCACCATCTGTTAACTCCTCTGTAATTGTGTCATACATATTACGATAGAAATCACCGTGTGATGCACACTTGAATCCTTCACCCACGATACCAAGGTAATCGCCAGTTTCTTGATTTATAACGTATTTCTTGTCGTGCATCTTTGTTGGTTCAAAGGCTACATCAAAGTCTAAGTGTGTTGGTACTTCAAAGTTCATATAAATTCTCCTTTTCATTTGTTATATTGGCAACTGATAATTAGTTGTATCACATACCGTTTCCCTATACTAGTAACGATAAGCTATTTGTAAAATATGTGTGACCCTAAAGTCACAGTGTGGTCGTAGTGCTTGCTCCAGAAGGGGCGAACATAATTTGCGTGGTAGTAGATAGACCCATCGGTATTGTCCTTGACATACCCATGCACCACCTTGTGTGCTACAAGCTGAGAGTTTAACCATGCTCTTCTTTCTGTCGGTCTGTCTGACTTACCGTCACAGTACCAACTAAACTGGCATCTACCTATACCTTTTTCTAGACCCTGATACACCACAGAACATGCGTCATCAGGAAACCTGTCATTTGCAACACGATTGAGCACGACATGAGCTACCGCATACTGTCCTTCCAATGGCTCACTACGTGCCTCATAGTACACGTTGAGTGCTATACATGTAAGCATCTCAGCAATCATCGCTGTATCTCCTTCTGTTTGCTCAGACCTCTCTCAAGCATCTTGAGTGCCTCTGCTTTGTCTCCCCTTGATAGGGTTTCATATGCCCATGACACCCAACTGTAAGCCTCTGGATCGATGTTATCTAACAAAGCAGTCATCACAGGCTGTTGTTGTTCAACCTGTGTAGCACCTACCTTGTGGACGTTCAAGAACTCTATAAGCTGCACCTTAGACACAGGCACTTCAACTTGCTCCCAATCTCTAGGGAAATATCTCTGAGCGTCACGCTGAGTACCTACCCACTGACCTTTGCTAGACCTATACAGTATCACTGTTGCACCTCTACCTCTAGACAAGCCACTGTCTCTGACTTGTGTGTTATCATCTTAGCTGCTTTGCTCAGTTCAATCTGGCACTCTTCCAGTGTGGCGTAGCTACCTAACTGGTAGTGCTCTACTGTCTGTGTACTGAACAACTGCATCCATATTAATACATACATCATTTGTCATCTCCATATATTTTCCATATTTCATCTGTTAAATTTCTGACCATGAAGTATACTTCTTCCCAGTCATAGTTCTCAAATGGTTCCCAAGCGCACTCAACAAACCATTCTTCTAATTCACCTGAGTCAAACTCTTCCCAACTGTCTGGTAGTTCTTGTATAAGAAAATGACCAGATACTTTGGCAAACAACTTGCCCCATGTCATACGTACATTTGTCATTACGCTGCCTCCTTTTCAAAACGAAACCATGATGGTACTGGACGGTTAGTCCACTTCATACTGAACCTACGCTGCTTGGTCATGTAGAACTTACGGTAGCTATCAATAGGCCAGTTCTCACCACTCTTGAGGTCAGTATGCTCACTGAAACACTCAGGGTGTGGTGTTATGTCACCTTCAGGTATGTACTGTGCTGCATCTTGCAAGGCAAAGTAATGCCTGTTCCATGCACCAGTCTTGCCATACCTGTACCTGTACTCAGCTTGCATGTAGTCAAACAAGGAAAGGGCATAGTTATAGTTGGCACGAGTTTTAGCTGCCCATATTGTACATGGGTGCTTCTGATGCACTGGTTTGTATAGGTCATGTTTCTCTGCATACTCAGGTGCATGTTGCCATACAGCAGTACACAACATCTGTGCCTCTTCCAATGGCAT